ATTCGAGACCTTTTAAAAGACGCCATAGTAGAAACCAAATATGATACTATTGACCGCAATAAAACATTATTTCTTTATTTCTACTTTAATGCTGCTTTCTATGGCTTCTATAAATCTCTTAATTTTAATTACATATCATTGGAAACTGAAATACGAGATCAACTGGACGATTCATATCCCATTTTTAAGGATACATCTTATTATTATCATTTTATGGCTTATTATAAGACTATTTTATTGACACATCATAATTTTCAAGATGAGGGTATACTAACCGAAATAACATCTTTGTATAGACTTGCGATTGAGAACACAAATAACATTCAACATATTCAATTAATTACAAAGGACGAACTTTATTTTTATCAATTAACCAGTAAAATAAAAGACCCCGTCCCATTTTATTATAATAGTTGTTTATTTTTATTATCATTACTAAATACGAATCATATTTATAATAGTTTATTTTTTATTTATTCGGAAATGGCTATACAATTTAATAAACTATCTCCAAATTTATATCAAAAAGAAAAATTGGCGATTACCCATGTTTATTATAATAAATATTGTTTTCCAACAAAAATACCCATCACGACTAGTTACCTGCCTCATTTATCAATGATTTACTATTCTACGCCAATAAAAGATAATGTATTATTTAAGATACAACATATTATAAACCATATGGTAAATATCGTTCACTTTATTGGAGTTTTTAGAGAAGATAAACAACTAGCGGCGTATGTGCAATTATTGGGTGATTATTTTTATCTTCTATCAAAAAAGCCTCAAGCTGAAATACTTCCAGATAATTTATTAAATTTAAAAACAAAGGTCGATAAACTTATAAAGTTACAGATTTATGAAACGAAACAAATAACGACGGATTTATATGCTTTACTATATCAACAAGATACATACTATCAATCATTAGATATTATGGAAACTTTTGGAACTACTCCTAAAAATCCTCTAACTAAAATACTTCTTGATAATTTTATTAAAAATAATTATGAACATCAAAGTGTTGCGTTGTTTTTGAGTGATAATAATGATTTATTTATTAATCATGAAACGATTGAATCATATATTATCGATAGTAATCGCATATTTTACTCCATTTTGGATATTAAATTACTTCTTTATTGTAATGTTGATTTCTCTATCGAAGAGCAGGAAAAATTTGCATTAGATATATTATTAGAGACCCTTGAATACGGATATAACATTGTGTTTAAAGATGCAAATAATAATGACCTCATATTATCAAGGTTTATTGAACTATTATTTATTATGCCAGAACAACAAGATGTTATCTTTTCTAGATTGAAAATACTTTCTCCAAAATATATTACCGATAACTTACAACTATTAGAATATAATCAACTAACTTTCTTATCCTTTAATAATTCTGGTTTACTAATCCCATTTTATAATACCCCAGGCATTCGTAATATTGCTAAAAATTTATCTTCTATCGACCCCGCTCATCACGCCGAGGCTAAACGATTATTCCCAAATACGAAATCTAACCCTTATTCGTTTTCTACTATGTTATCAGGATTCTTTGGTGGTGCGTCAAAGAATAGCTCCTACGAAATGTTTGATAAGATGTTAGACACATTTAAGAATGATATTCCTGACCCGATTCCTTCCGGTTCTATCTATAAAACGGTCGAGTTAAAATACTTCCTTGGAGAAGGTAAATTTGACGATTTATATAATATGATTGAACGCTTATATCGAGAGACCGATGCAATTTTAGATTCTCTCGATAAATATACACTAGAACTACTCCCCACTTATTTATATAAATGTATCAATAATGTTTATAATGGGGAGAAATGTATGAATGCTTTAATTCTCTATATACACTCCCAACCTAGAGAAGATTTAGAACAACTTGTTTTATTTAAAAATATATACTTTAAACAAAAGATTTTACAGAAACTAATTCATCTTTCTCAAAATAACCCAAGTGAAAATGAAAATGAAAATCAAAATGAAAATGAAGATAGTAATAATCATTTCGACTATACCACCATCACTCAAATGATTGAATCAAGTGAACACTCTGTAAATAATATACTTAATTTATCAATTAATATATTATGCTCTTTGATATTTAAACAACCCAAGGATGGTATTATTATTAAATATTATGATTTACCTAATAAAATATCTAATAAATTTTACAAACAATATGGTGATATCTTGAAAAATAAAAATATATATCAAACAGAAGCATCTCTCTTTAAAATATTATCTCTTCGCGAGAAGTCTCCCCAACCCGAATTTTATGAAAGGGTATTAGAATTTATTCTGGAAATTGATTTTAAACCCACGAATTATCCATTTATGAATCTTTTAATTGAAGTATATAATCTCTCTCTTGGACCCTTTCTACGCATTCATAATAATAATTTCTTTCCTGGAAAAGAGAGGTTCGATAAATTCGTTTCTCTTAATGACACGCTTCGTAAAATGATGTCCTCAGAAGATAAATTACCAAGTTCTTCCTTACAAAATATAAATCGTTTTTTCTCTTTACAAGAAACATTATTAAAATTATCTATTCAATCCCTGCCGGTGGAAGGTCCTCACCCGGTTACACGCCACCAGGTTACAAGTGGTCTTAGAGAAAAGATTCGCCGCGAGCCCATTATCGACGAACCAATATCCCCATCAGTCCCTACAAAAAAGAGAGATGATATAAGTAATAAACTAGATAGACTGCAGGCATTTTTACGCCTAGTTAGACAAAAGACGCACACAGTAAGCGCTGAACAGTGGAAAACAAATTATAAAGATACTCTTACCATAATTTATGGCGAGGACGTGGGTACACTTAAAGAGGCTAGAAATAATAAAGTACTAATAACCAAAGTTCAAGAACAAATAAGAATAATAGAAAATCAAAAAGGAGGAACCGGGGGGAGTTTATTCGACGAGGAACCACTCCCCGCTAAAAGGGAAACGCCTTCTAAAAAGGTGCGTCCCTCCGGAGATGTTAAACAAGAACAATTTGAATATGCGAAACAACTACAACTTGAAAAGGTTAAACTACTTTTAGAAGATAGTAAAGTAAAATACGAAAGGTTGAGAGAAGATATTTTTCAAGTTTCGAACACAATGGATGATACGGTTACCATATTAGAGCAGGTTTTTCGCATTATTAATTATTTACATCGCCCTTTCTTAAAACAACAAAAAATCTACTCCTGGGAACTATATCAAGATAATATAGTAAATGGATTGATTACACTAAAAAGTGAAGACAAAGTATTAATTGAGCAGTTCTCGAGTAAATTTAAAAGATATATTGGGAAACCCATTGTACCAGATCACGTAGATATATCTCGCGATGACGAATTTATGTTCAAACAAGTTAGCATTGTTATGAGGGGTGTATATGATAATTTATTAAGAGATTATAATGGCTTGGAACAGAATAAAAAGATGATATCACAATAAAAATAAATGATTTATAGTTCCCTTTTTATAGTTCCCTTTTTATAGTTCCCTTTTTATAGTTGCGAGATAATTATTGTTAAAGGGTTTAAAGATATTTATTTATTTCTAATGTCTGCGACTTTAATATATATTAGCCCAATGATGTGGATATAATTGGGTATAAATTAAAATATAATTTTGGTCGCCATCCACAAATTGTATATATGTTATTTTTATTTAATGACTTAATATTTGGAATATTATATCGTCTGGTAAATTATTCATTTGCTCGAACATTTTATATATTTATACTAAAATTGATATCCTTTTGTATCGAATTGTATATTCTAAATATATCATGAATACCGAAGACGATGAGTGTATTTGTTGCTGTGAATCTTATAATAAAGCGAATAGAGAAAAGATAATTTGCGAAATGGGTTCTTGTGATTTTAATGCTTGTAAAAAATGTACTAGAAAATATATTCTCACAAATTCACTTGAAGCACACTGTATGAGTTGTAAGGAACGTTGGAGTCGTAAATTTATGATGGATAATCTTAACGTTTCTTTTGTAGAAAAGGATTATGCGGAACATATGAGAAAAGTATTATTGGAAAGAGAGAAGGCGCTATTGCCCGACACGATGCCTTTTGTAGAAACACACGTTCTTTGTACTGAAGAACAAAATAAAATTATAATACATAAAAAAGAGTTAGAAGAACTCAAAAATAAAATTTATTTTATTAATGAACAAATACATACTTGTAATCAAAATATTATTAGAATCAATCACACAGGATGTAAGGATAAAAAGAAATTTATATTTGGGTGCCAATATCCTAATTGTCGCGGCTTTCTTTCGACCCAATATAAATGTGAAGTATGTAAAAATTCCACTTGTTCCAAATGTTTTAATATTATGGACCACGATGAACACGTATGTAAAAAAGAAGATATTGATAGCGCACAATTTATTAAAAAGGATACACATCCTTGTCCTGGATGTGGTGAACGAATTCACAAAATAGATGGATGCGACCAAATGTGGTGTCCTACTTGTCACACCGCATTTGATTGGAAAACGGGAGGGTTTATTAAAGGGCGAATCCATAATCCAGAGTATTTTAGGTGGCAACAAGAACATAATATCAAATTGACCCGGGAGCCACAAGATGTTATATGTGGGGGGCTATGTCAATTCTTTCTGTTTAAACAAAGAGTGATGAAAAGAATATCGAGTAAGCAAGACGAGCACTTGATTCAGTCAATTTATCAACGGATCGCTGATATAACATATGATAGAATTCCGGTGCTTAGAGAAAATGTTAGAAGGTTTGAAGATAATAGAATTTATAGAATTCACTATATTTTGGGAGAGATTGACGAAAATGACTTTAAGAGGAGGATTTATATTAATAATAAAACGAAACAGAAAACGATTGAGATTTTAAATATATTTGAATTGTTGAGCGTTGTTGGAATTGAAAGTTTCAATCATCTTATGGATATTCCAATCGTACATGACAGAAATGAGTTTAATCTCGAATTAAATAAAATGGTAGAAAGATTTGAAGGAATACGACAACTTACCAATGAACGGTTTCAAGAGATTAGTAAAACATATAAGCACAAAGTAGACCAAATTAAATTAGATTGGGCTGTAACAAGAGATAAGTTTTAAAATTGTAACTAAAATTTATCATATCTACTTATAAACATATTTTCAATAAATTCGACAGTATTTAAATTTACTATATCAAATTTTTCTTTACTATTATAAATTATATTTTCTTCTTTATCGACTATTGATATGTATCCCTTTTTTAAATCATAATTAAAATCTATATTTGTGCCACCCATTTCCATAAAATCGGTTTTATTACGGGCGAATTTATAATTCTCATATCGTTTATATGATTCACTACCGGCCTTCTTTTCATTCTTTTCATTTATTCTAATTAAAAGACTCTTTTCCCGAAAATTCATACATTCTAGTTTTGGTATTGTTTTATATTTCTTTAAGTCTTTAATATTCTTAACAAAGTCGGGCACCTCTTGAATACCACGTCCCCTCTTTATATGAGACTTGCCTGAAAATATCAATTCTTCTATAACTTCGACATTAAACTTCTCGTCTTCTGTAAATTCTTTTTGGTCTATTCGATATGTACCTCTATATATCTTTCTATTAAATCTAGGATTTGAATGTATCTTGGGGTGTTTATCTCTATATATTTTATTTCTTATTGAGCCAAATCCTTCTACTTTATTTGTAGAATTATTCATTTCTATTATAAATAAACTACAACCTATACCAATTTCTTCCTTTATTTTTATTGGCGAACCATAAATGACTTTATCATAATTCTTTCTTTCTTTCCATTCTTTTAATTCCGTTAAATCTTCATTGAAATATCTATAACTACAAAGCGTGTAATTTCCCGATGTTGTCATTGATTTATTTCTTTTTATAATAAAATTATCTCTCAATTTTATTATATTCTTATATCAATATGAACTGCTTTAAAAATAACAATACCTTCACCGATAGTAATGATTATATCTCTAAAATTAGACAAAGAACTCTTGTTACTAATTTACAAACTAATAATAATTATACAAATGATATTTTTACTGGTAAGGATTGCAGTAATAATAAGTGTTGCGTAATTAGACATATTCAATCTCATAACCAACGCATTGATATTAAAAAGGGATTTAATTTAGTGACAAATAAGAATATTACAACCCAGAATGCTTATCCTTATCAAAATATGTGTTTCCATACGAAGATCAATAGTAATAGCAACACGGTTGACCCACTTGCTTATTCATTTCCAAAGAATTATAATCAAGTAAATAATATTTGTAAATAATTAAATCATATTTTATGCTAATGTAGTTATTTCTAATAAAACAGACCAATCCATATTATTTAAATCTATTTGTCTACCAAATTCATCTAGTAGCGATAATCTTAATTTTGTAATATCAGTGGGACCGGTATATTCTCGTTTATAATTTCCGGCACTAATTAGAGCATCTTTTGCTATTTTCAATGCGCCAACCTCATCTCTTAAAGAAGCGAAATTTAATCTTGTTAGAATATTTTTATCAAGCGACGAACTCGAAAAAGCGGGCACTATTCCAGGAACATAATTGGTTTTAAAATCATCTATTGCGATATATCCATATGTGGGCGAATTTATAATACATATACCTTCACCTATATAATTTGAAGACGAATCGGCGGGGTAGTCATTTTTTGTATAATGGTCTTTTCTAAATCCCAGTAACCAACCCAATCTCATCTGTAAATCGGTATTGTCTTTATTATCATAACGATTTATATTAAAATATAAATCGAATTCCATATCGTTATGCTGCTGCGAAATCGTGCCTCTACCATTCGTTTTATCTATCGTAAAAGATATATCCACAGCACTTAATGTAATGCTATTGGTAGAACTTTCAGTAAACGTCCCATTTGTAAATATGCCTGATGTCGCGGTTGTAATACTTGCGTTTAGTTTATTTTCTAAATTATCTCCAATATTATCTGTAAACCAAGAATTATGATAATTGCCGTCTGGAAGTTTTACTAACCAAGCATGATTAGTTCCTCCCGATGAATCATGTATAATAAAACGATTATTACCGAATGACTCGGAGATAGAATAATATGATAATGGTATAGTTACTGCGAGGACGTTTAAACTTATGGCATTTTTAAACGTGGTTGGAAGTTCAAATGTATAATTTGATGCTGATGTACCAAAATAATTATCTCTAAATCTACTATCTATGTTTAATGCACGTTTCATTGTTTTGTAGTCATTGCTTTTCTTAATTATCATATTGGACCCATATTCATCTAAATTTATATTTATCTTGCTTTTTAGTCTATCACAAGCGGTATCCAAAAAAAGTAGGATATTCTGTTTCATCTCCGGGACCTGCTCTTCATGTTCAAATAACTGGGAGGCTAGTTTTATTTTAGATATCTCTATATCCTCTATCGAACAATTCGATGAGAGAGTAAGTAGATCAAATAATTCGTCATCTTTATATTCATCAATATTAAGATTAAGATCCTTCATTATATATTTCTTATTATTTTTCTAAATTTAGATTAGATGTAATTAATATTTATGATGGAAAACAACAATCCATTTTTTGTCGTGTATTATTACAATCTCTCGAATTTTCATTTATTGATATTGTTTTATATCCTCTGCGAACTCCTGGATGAGATATATTATTATCAATATAATGTCTTGTTATTCCATTAAAGAATTCTCCAAATTTATCCTCAAAATCTTTATCTTTATCTTTATCTTTATCTACATCCGCATTTTTACCTGTTTCTAAATAATATAACTTATTTTCTTTCGCATATGTCATTGCTTCGAGAGAAGATATTACGCGTTTATCCTTTTTATCCACCTTATTCCCGATAAGAAGGATCGGTAATTTAATATTAGAATTACTAAATAAAGCTAAATTTTGTAAAAAATAGTCAACATCAATAAACGACCGGGGATTAGTTACATCAAATACGATTATTGCCCCGGCAGTATTTTTATAATATGGCTCTATGATACTATCATAATCGGGATGCCCTCCCGTATCCCAAAAATGTAATTTTATATTACGATTTAAAAAATCTTTGTGATAACTAGTCTTAAAATCTACACCTATTGTTGGTTGCGGATTAACTAATGCGATATTATCTGTAAATTTATGTAAGATACTTGTTTTTCCCGTACAATGACTACCTAAAACCAGTATTTTAAAAATATAATCGTACTCCATTATTGTAGGATAATATAATTGTTGTTTCATAAATTTTAATTCTATTTTTATTAAAAATCTATTTGTCCTATCCTAGTCTCCACTATAAAATACCTACTTTCTATAAATATACTCTTTATTTATAGTTGTTTCGGGAATACTAATTCTATGATGATTATTAATAGTCGATTTGTCCTATCCCAGCCTCCGCTACAATATGTTTACTTTCTATAAATTTACTCTTTACGTCTGGTTCTTCTAGATTATCATCATTTCCTTCCTCATCCAAAAGCATTACTGCCATGGCTGCATAGTTATGTAAATCAATCAGCGTGTCTCTAATTTTTTCATCTTTTACCAAGACGACCTTATTTTTTGTTATACTCTGTAAACGTTGTATTTTATCACCCATACGCACTAAAACCCCCACGGGTCCATAATTTGCGAAAGAATCACCATAGTCCTTGTTCTTTTTCTCAAAAAGCTCCCTCGCTTCCAATTGAATATTTTTCATCTGCTCAACTCTAGACATTATTTACGAATACTTCATAAATAATGTCTATATCCATTTTCATTATTACTTTATAATCTTTCATTATTACTTTATAATCTTTCATTATTACTTTATAATCTTTCATTATTACTTTATAATCTTTCATTATTACTTTATAAATTATATGTTATTTCCTTCCACAACTACCGCATGCGACGGGTTGAATATTGTCACAATATGTATCATGGGTCCATTCTATTTGTGATTGATGTGTTCGATTGATTACTATGTGAGAGGTTGAGAGACGGTATTTTGATATGTAGATGAATTTAATAATGCTATACCAATTCTAAATAAACTCATTTAGATGTTCGCTAGATATATTTAATTCATGAGTCTTCCTTTTTTTAATGCTAAATAACGGGAATAAGAACCATGCTTTACATCGACCCCTACACCCCCCGGAGTAAGAGCACCGGGTCGTAGAGATGTAATCGTGGATTTTAATGAATTTCCTCTGGTAGGAACGGATGCTTTTGCGATTGAAAGGACGACCCGGTCACTTAAATTATTTGTGATAAAACTCCCCACCGGGTTACAGTTATTCTTTGTGGCACAACCGACCACCTTGGCGGCGGTATTTTCATTATATAATGATGATTGCATCATTACAAGATTATTTATTTTATTAGAAATAGAATCAACCATTATACCACCATTTCCATAAAGATTAGAGACATTATTGTAACCCTTACAATTCGTATCACTATAAGTAAGCGTTAAACCGGAACAATTACACAGGGACATTATTATACTATATATATATTATATAAAATTGAAATTACT